GGAACTACAACTGAAATCAGTTCAACAACAATCACAGTTGATGATAAGAACATTGAAATAGGTTCAGTTGCTTCTCCTGACGACACCACCGCAGATGGTGGTGGACTTACCCTAAAGGGTGCAACAGACAAGACGTGGAACTGGGTCAATTCAACAGATGCTTGGACATCTTCAGAACACATTGATCTTGCTTCTGGAAAAGCCTTCTACATTGCAGGTGCTTCAGTCTTAAATGCCACCACTCTAGGTGGAGCAGTGGTCGCATCCTCTCTAACAAGTGTTGGAACACTAACTGCTTTAACAGTTTCAGGTATTGCCACATTTAGTGGAACAATCGCAGGCGCTAGTCCTTTCATATTTGAAGGTGCAACAGCGAATGATTTTGAAACCACATTGGCTATCACCGATCCAACGGCAGATAGAACAATTACTATTCCTGACGTAACTGGAACAGTTGTAACTACAGGAAACTTGAGTGCAATTACTGCTCTTACAGATGGAACTACTGCTACTACTCAATCGGCTAATGATAGTTCAACAAAGGTTGCGACTACAGCGTTCGTAATGACTGAAGTTGGTGATTATGCACCTTTGGCTTCTCCAACCTTGACAGGTACTCCAGCGGCACCTACCGCTTCTGCTAATGATAGTTCAACACAGATTGCGACTACAGCGTTCGTAATGACTGAAGTTGGTGATTATGCACCTTTGGCTTCTCCAACCTTGACAGGTACTCCTGCCGCTCCAACTGCTGCCGCAGATACCAATACGACACAAATTGCCACTACAGCGTTTGTGATGACAGAGTTGGGTGATTACGCTACTTTGGCTTCTCCAACCCTTACGGGTACTCCAGCGGCTCCAACTGCTGCGGCGGATACGAATACTACTCAGATTGCGACTACGGCTTACGTCCAAACAGAATTGGGCGCTCTTAGCAGTGACTCAATCTCGGATGCTGATGACGACACCAAGATTCAAGTTGAGGAATCCTCAGATGAGGACAAAATCAGGATGGATATTGCCGGTACCGAAAAAGTAGTGATTGATGGTGACGGTATTGAGGTTACAGGAACTGTTGTTTACAATATTGAGTTGAATGCCCAGTCGGGAACCACATACACCTTCGTGTTGGCCGACCGAGGCAAGTTAGTTACAACTAGCAATGGGTCTGCACAAACTATTACAGTTCCACCTAACAGTAGTGTTGCTTTCTCTACAGGAGATTCTATACAAGTAGTCGGTCTTGGTTCTGGTGAAGTAACTATGGCCGCTGGTTCTGGTGTGACTTTGAGATACACACCGGGTTTGAAATTGCGTGCCCAGTATTCGTCTGTGACTTGTATTAAGATAGGAACAGACGAATGGTTACTGGTAGGAGACCTTGAGGCATAATGGCTGAGTCAGAGGGTAGAACGGGGCCTAGAAAAGACACCGTTCCTAATATTGTTGGTCAAACTACGAGCAATGCTGACTCACAGATAACGTCGGCTGGATTCACGGTAGGAAGTAAATCGACTACGGACGCTACTGGTTCACAGACAATAAATACCGTAGTGTCACAGGTGGTAGCGGCTAGTACGGAATATCCGTTAGGTTTTGCTATTGACTACACTTATTACAGTCCATATTTTCCTCCTCACTTTCCACCGTTTTTCCCACCGTTCTTCCCACCTCATTTCCCACCATTTTTCCCACCACATTTCCCACCTCATTTCCCACCATTTTTCCCACCACATTTCCCACCACATTTCCCACCGCACTTTCCGCCACACTTCTCCTAAGAAGGGTGTAAACTTGGAGGATGCTTTCTAGAAGGTTGCGTAATCTCCGGTCATGCCACTAACAGGGGTGTTGGACATGGAGGCTTTCAGACTTTTCGGCGCAAGGGTGCATATAGGAAGCATCAGCGACAAGCCGACGATGATAAGACATAGACCTTTTCCTCCTCTTATAGGACTTAAGTCCCTAGTATCGCTAGACAATATCTGGTAGTATTTTTAGATGAACTAGACAATATCTGGTAGTATTTTTAGATGAAAGAGGAATCTTTAATGATGGAGGAATCACTGGTGCCGCCGGGTTATTTTGGTGATTCTTCGGACAATATTATAATTATTCCTGATTTGGTAAGTCCTGTGGATTTAGAGAATATGTCTGCTTTTATGCCACATATAAAAGAATGGGACAACCCTAGGGAAACAGAATACAACGATGAAGGTGTTTGTATTTATGACGCTTCCTATTGGTGGGATCGTATGTGTAGCGGAGACATTCTTCAGCGGATAAATCCATTTATATTTGAAATAGTCAATAAATATATTTTAAAAATAGCGGTGGCAATAGAAGATAAATTTGGAGTGAGCACATATTCTCGCCCACCAGTTCTTGTGAGGTGGTTGCCCGGAAATGAACAGTTGCCTCATGCCGACAAGCAACTTAATGATGGGACACCGAACCCGTTCCCTACCTACGATCTCAATTCTATTATTTATTGGAATGACGATTTTGAGGGTGGACAAATATATTATCCTCAGCATGATATAGAATTAGAAATAAAAGCAGGTATGGGAATCGCTCATGTAGGTGATGTTAATTATTTGCATGGAGTTAAGGAAATAAAGTCTGGAATAAGATGGACGACACCATCTTTTTATACTGTTACTGGATTTAATCAATATTCATTAGCAGCGTTTGGAGAATAATATGGAATTTGCAGGAGCATGTGGACATCCCGGATTCGGGATTTGTTTATATAAAAAGGTATGGCCGGAGGAATCTAATCTTGCCGAAAGATTAGAAAATGCTATTGGTGATAGCGAGGACGTTTGTTATTCATGGCATAAGGCTCTTGTGGGGGATTTGCAGGAAATGCCGGATTATAGAGATTGTCACGATTTTAAATTGCGGGATTCGGATTTAGAAAACATTCCTGAAGAGTTTGAAGATGCAGGCAAAGTTTATTCAGAATACATTACAGAAGTTCGTCATTGTGTGGCAGATTACACGAGGCGTTACAACATCGAAATGGAATACGAAGAGGCAACAAATTTTGTAAAGTACACAGAAGGTCAACATTTTTCCGTTCATGCGGATCATGGGTTTTCTTATAGCGCTACCGTTTCAGCAGTGGGCTATTTGAATAATGCTTATGAAGGTGGGGAATTAGAATTTCCATATTTAGATATTAGATTTTTGCCTGAAGCGGGAGATCTTCTTGTTCTCCCATCTACTTTTATATACGCCCATCAATCACTTCCTGTCACGGAGGGAATTAAATATTCTGGTGTAACTATGTTTGATTACAATGACCGCAATCATCAAAATCATGGAGCATATGCAGAGGTTAAGTCGTCTTCTGTGGACGATGAAAACCCACAGGTGACTACTGCTGGAACATGAAGGTAACACTTACCCGTACCCATCAGAACCCACCAACAATTAAACAGTCTCGTCCACGACGCGATTGGATGGATGAAACTTACAAAAAACATGCTTATAAGTGCTATCCCGTAACATCGGCAAATATTCATGGTTGGGAAATGCAACTTCAACAAGATGTTGTTATTCAGTGGGATGGGGGGAATGCGCCTCCACGCATCTTGACTGGAGAAATGATGACTCATACTACTGATGGACAGGAGTATTCGAGACCAATTGTGTTTTCTAGTATTATTGGAACAATTTCTTTCGCTACTTCGTGGTCTATGAACACTCCACCCGGAATTTGCACATGGGTTTCGGGTACACCTAACTATTTCGTTGATGGTGCCGTTCCTATGACTGCGAACATTCCTACGTCATGGTGGCCTGATGAGTGGAATATGAATTGGAGAATAACAAAAGAAAACACTCCTATTACTTTTCCTAAAGGAATGCCATTTATGTTTTTTCAGTTTTATGAAGAATCATTATTGTCAGAAGTTGAATTTGAAGTAGAGAATTATTGGGATAAGCCTGAGTTGATGAAGGAGCGTCAAGAGTATGGTGACGCCAAGATGAAACAGTTAGAGGAACAACCGTGGACTTGGATGGGGAGCATACGAACAGGCTTGAATGAAAAAGGTGAGCGCATTGGTCCAAAGGCAGAGCGTTCAGAAATTTTGGATGTGCCCGAATGATTCACATGAAAGAAGGAGATCATATTCCTTGGGCGTATACCAGAGGAATATATGGTGATCTTCCTTTTCAGCCTTATAAGGGCAAAGTTTTATTAGTTGCTTTTAATGACGGTTTTACAAGAAGGCTGCCTGAAGATTTAAACGCTCTGTGTGAGAAATTAAAATCGTTAGATGATTTTGAAGCCATTGCAATAGATGATGCTTCAGTTATGGGAAGTAAGTTGGCTCCTTACAAAAAGCAATACCCAAATAGTAGGGCTTTCATATTTAGCCGGAATGGAACTCTTACATGGGTGTTCTTTAACGGAGAGAATGTGGCGGACCGAGAAGAAGAGGTCGTAGGCGTTGTTAAAACTCCGAAAGAATTACGGCATGTGGGGAATGCTTGGCATTATCCAGATTGGAGAGATTACCCTTCCATAGAGAACAGACCATTAAATTGGGGACATCTATATATGGCGGATCAATTTAATGAGGATGAACCTCCTTCCATATCGGTATTAGTGCAAGGGGTTTTAGATGTCATACATGCTTCTATGTACCACATGGAAGATGACGATGACAGGGAAGAACTGGTGTCGAGCATATTAACTAGCGTACAAATGCTGTATGACAGAGAAGAGCATTTAAGGTATTGGGATGATTGAGTATAAGAATGTCACTAAAGAAGACATACTTGAAAACCCTACGATTTACACGGAGGCTTTAAAGGCGGAAGGTGTTATTGCATTTAGACAATTAGGGTTAACACGCGATGAGTTTCAGGATGTGACTCATGCTTTGGGGATGGTTGATAGTCCTATAGTCCAAGATGTTGAGCACAAAACTAGATTCGATCACATTGCCCAAAATTACAGTTTCACAAGTGGTGGAATATTTTTAGCGTGGCATCTTGAAGATACATACAAGGAGCATTTACCTCAAATTATTGCTTTGAATATGCATACTTTTCAAGTGCCACATGAATCAGATCGACAACCCGGAGGTCAAACGGGGTTTGTAGACATGCATCAATGTTACAACTCAATGCCTGACGATTGGAAAGAAGCATTGAAGGATGCGTGCATGTTAGAAGCACAAGTTACATTTCTTCCAACAGAAATTTTCCATTATCCTCACAAATTATTTAAAGAAGATCCTATTTCTGGAAAAATTGTGGTGCTTGCTCAAGGGCATACCACTACTCCAGAGCCTCCTTATCAGATAAATCCTGATACGTGTCCTGCTCTTTCTGAAGAAGATGTTTCTAATGTCAATCAATGGATTCAAGATTTTGTGTATACAGAAGAAAATCAACAGTGGTATTCGTGGTTAGAAGGCGATCTTATTTTATTTTGTGGTGTTCGATATGCTCATGCGGTCAGTTTGGGTTTCCAAAGGGGGCAGAGAATATTTGATCGGGCGGCTTTTCATGGAGGCAACAAGGATGCTTATGTGGTTCCTGCATATAACACTTTTGAAGATGAGGAAGAATTATTCAGACTCGTTCCAAAGAAAGAAGAAAAGCGTGACGGAAGGAACTAATTGGAAGCCACGACCAGCAGAAGGTAAGCATTTAGGCGGTGGCGTGGTTCTTTATGAGAGCGCCATAGAAGCCGACTGGGAGGCTCTCGCAGGTTTTGCAGAGGACTCCGCGGCAAAAGAACGTGAGGTCATGTATGAACCCGGAAAAGATCCTATTACTGGGGAAGATGGATTTATAAATAGGAATGGTTATTTTTTTCCAGCCCATTCTGTGTATACGATGCCGCAACATTGTGCATATGTTCAAAGAGATGGATCTCCAGAATTTAAAAAGATACTTTTAAATATAGAAAAAAGAACTGATGAATGTCTTTTAGATTATTTGAAGTTATTTCCATTAGCGGGTAAATGTATTTGGTGGAAGATAAAAAGTCATATTTTGCTTTATCCAGAAGGTTCTTATTTGGGTATGCATTCAGATCAAAGTGTTGATTATAAATATGGTTTGCCTCATCCTCCTGATCAAATAGCAACACGCACAACAGTTTCACATTCAACTTTTTTCAATGACAGTGTTTCTACAGAGGAAGAGTTAGATGGAACCAATTATGTGGGGGGATTGATTCAGTTCGGATATTTAGAAATTGACTACAGACCCCGAAAGGGAGATATTGTATTTTTTCCTTCTAACTATATTGCTGCCCATGGAGTCAGCAGAGTGGAGAAGGGCACACGGTACTCTCATATTGGATGGTATTGTCATGGAAGTCCTAATAAAGAGTTTCGTGAAGCAGTTGCAGACCCTGCGACTCAACCAGAACTGGCTAGAGAAGCAAGTAACGTGTATATGACAGAAGGGTATAATACGTATTATGAGTAATAATTTGAAAGTAGGTGTATTGCATCCCGGTTCTATGGGGTTGACCATTGCGAAAGCCTTCAATGCTAGTGGTTGTGAGATATTGTGCGCCACGGAAGGGCGCTCTGAAAGAACAGTTGATCGAGTTGAAACGGCAAACTATAAAGATGTTGGAACTATTGCAAACATGGTTGAACAGGCTGATGTAATCGCGTCCATTTGTGATGGTAGAGGCGTTTTTGCTGTGTATCAAAAAGATAGACCCGACGAGGAGGTTCAATTTCCAGTTGCGAGGGAAGTAATGGAAGCGGGGTTTAAGGGTATTTATCTTGATTGCAACACCATTATCCATGATCCAGTTGAAAGTCGTTGGGAAAAGGCTCTAGAAGAATACGTTAACAATAATGGGGCTTCTTATGTTTCTGCTGCGATTTATGGTTATCCACCCGCACAAGGTGAAAAGCATAACAAGTCACAGTATGTGCGCTTCTTGTTTGTATCTGGGGAAAAGGCTCAAACAATTGTAGACATATTAGATTCTAATGATTTTCCTTTAGTGGGTGAGATACCACCAGAAGATGCTAAGGATTATAAGAGGCGGCTTATTGAAGAAAATGAACCACCTAATCCAGAATTATATTCACGAACAGATGAGGTATGGACCAATGCGCACTCCGATTAGTCCCCACTTGCTTGATCCTGAAAAGTATGATTGCGGAGTAGTTGTTTTCCCTGATGCAGTACAACCAGAATTAGATCCAGATTGGGTAAAAGGTTGGGTTCATCGAAGACAAGAACAACGCGCTAGAACGTGGTATGACCGCCGAGTAAAAACAGACATGCAACAGGATTATGTCATAGATGAAGATGGAAATTATATCAATCGTGGTGGTTACAAATTTACTCCTGAACAGTTCAAGCAGGCGCCCGGACGGTTGGTGGGATTGAAACATGCGGCAAATGCAGAAGATCTTGAATTTATAAACAGAATGGATGCTGTAGTAGCAGAGTGCTTACGCGTGTATATGAGAATTTATCCTCAAGTTAGACTATCTATTTGGTGGAGAACACCAAGTCATGGTTGCCTCTATGAAGAGGGTCAGGATCTTGGACCACATTCTGACCAGATGTATGAGCGAGGTGACGATGAGTGGAACATGGGCATACACGCAGGACGCCACGATGCTCCAGTTACAGAATTTCCTGTTCATACGGTAGTGACATCCAGTCTTACACTCATTAATGAATGTGAAGGTGGTGAGTTGGTTTTCTCAAATGCAAATTTGACTAAGAAAATTTCACCGGGATCGGTTGTTCTTTATCCTTCTAGTTATATCGGAACGCATGCAGTAAATATGCTTACTTCTGGCACGCGTGTTTCTTATCTACAGTTTTTTTGTCATGGCACACCAGCGCAGGAGCATGCAGGATTTGTAGATGCATGGTTAGAGGGTCCGGCTAATAATCGACAGTGGGTTTCTAACTCAGATAGTTTGCCCATCTAATTCAGCGTATGGCATTAAAGGCCCAACGGGTTCTGATTCAGGGGGACGGTTGAGTGGGTTTATCTCTCCATTAGGTGAAGGGTCTGGCCAATTTATCCACCTAGAGTATGGCGACTTAGAAAAACGCTCCCAATCTTGGTGAATCCATGGCAAGTATCCTGCCATTCCCCAAGGCAGTCGTTCTGTTTCATATCCGGGTATCAGCACGGGTTTAGTTTCCGTGTGAATACCTTGACCGTAACATGACTGATAGACGTATCTGTACCCTGCGGTTACTTCGGTTACTCCGTGTGTGCCTACGTAGTTGGCAGGGAAGAACAACATGTCACCTGTTTTTGGTTTGTAAGTAAGGTTGTTGAGGTAAGGGAACCACATTTCTCCACCCATAAAGTTGATTCCGTCTAATTCTTCTTCAGTATCTACAGAGTCGTTGAAATAGGTGATTATGGATATGGTTTGGTACATTGCTTCCGGTCTGCCTGTCTCATACCTTTGCCCATCAATAGTCTTGTAACTGGTGTCATTGTCACTATGCATTCCTAGTGAACCGTTCGGAAAGTATTTAAGGACATTGCCTCGGAAGTGCCACCACAACGAGTTTAGTATATGGGTATAAATATCTATGTACTTCATTAAACAGAGATACATCTGGTGTTCATTTTCGTAAAAGAACTCTTTAATGTCAGGAGGTGTATTTTCCATCACGGGTTTATTTTCACCGTAACCACCCAATCGGTAGGGATTGGAATAGTAGCGTTCTACTGGGAATTTTTCACCTGCCCAGTCTTCACACCACTGTTCTCCGTTTTCTTCTTTTAGAAAGATGCCCGGAGTTGAGTGTTCTGCATGTTCGTCTACATAACTAAGTAATGATTTTTGGTCTACGTCAAGTACATTCCGAAAAAGGACAACTCCTGCTCCATAATCAACTACATCTAAGTTGCCTATGTATTCACAGTCTGATTCAGCAACATAAGGTATCGGCCAGTTAGAACCTTCTGGAGTTGTGAGACTCATGTACGTAGCCTATCAGACTGCTAGGAGTCACGCCTAATCAATGTTGTTCCATCATCTGTAGCAAGATGGAAAACCGTTAAGTTGCTTTGGGCTGCGATGTGTCGGTTGAACTTCGTGTAAGGATGCCAGAACATTTGACTATGGTTGCCGTAAAGTTGTCCGTATGATGCAGTATCTTCGACCTGCATAAGACCGCCTACGGACAGCATGGCTAAATAGGCATCTAGTTTGTCTGTGTTGAGATCAATTATTTCTTTCATTCGTATTTGTATGAAATCGTAAGTGCCTGCGCCAGTTCCAGCAAGAATACTTTGAGGTGTAACAGTTGAATACTGAGTGTCAGAATAAGCGGCTATTTCAGGAATAGTGAGAAAGAATTGTTCAAAGTTGTATAACCACTCATTGTTTACAACTGTCACATTTTTAGAACGGTCATTCATTTTTTCGATTAACCATTCTGAAGGTTGTGCTAAAGCAAGTAGATAATTTGTTGCTTGAGCAAGTTCTTGGAAGAGCACGAAACGCAACTCGTTTGCGAATACGTTTGCATCCCAACCCGCAACTTTACTATTAAGCATTGTCCACCAGTGAAGTTCTATATCGTTACCAATGGCTACTGCGCGACGATCACTATTTAATGTTATGTGATGGGCAACAAGAGCATTTGTAAAATCTTCAGAATAAGAATTCCAATTGAGGTTGTGCGAACTAGAAGATGAGCCAACTTTGCTTAGTTCTTTAACAACCATATTTGTTTCAAACCACGGATGAGCCATTATGAAACTCCAATTGCTAAGTGTCGTTTATACCATAAGCGACGTGCGAGTAAGGCAAGTAGACGATGTTGGGTTGTAACATGAGCATCTGGAGCAAGGGTTGTAACTCCCTTGCTCGGTGTTGCAAGAGTATTGGTAGTTAATGTGTAATTGTCTTTGATCTTGTCAAGAATATTATCGATAGAAAGAGTGTCGATATTAGCCCAGTCAAGTCCTAAGACAAATAGGATTTTTGCTAATTCTGATTCAATTTCACTAAGGTCATCTGCTGCTGAATAAGCCATTTTATTCGGTTTCTTTTCTTGCTGTATGTTGATCTAAACTATCTGTTTCTAATCGGCTACAGAAAAAAACAGCGCCATCTGAAGCATATTCCCAACAAGCGAGTTCAGAATTCCATTTGATTTCTTCATTGTCTCTCCATAAACCGTGAGGACTTTCTCCTTCGGTTTGGGGAGCGGGTAAATCTTTTTTTGCTAAAAGATACTTACCAGCAGTTGTGGCTACATCTTGCTGCGTCGAGTCGTCAGCCATAACTTATGCCAATGCGCCAAGTGCGGCTAGTTGCTTCCTTAGACATTCATGTGCAACATAAAATTCTGTGCCGCTTGTTTCTGGATTTGTGTAAGAAGCCGTAACGGTAGCGGGGTCTACGCCTAAAGCAAGACAAAGAACTTGAGTCGAATACTCTAAATATTCTTTGGCTTCTGCTTTTGCCGCAGCCACCTGTGCATCAGTAAGCGCCATGATTAAAGTGCTGCTTTCTTCGCTTTAGCATCTATGATTCGTGTGTTTAAACTTGCTATGCGACGTTCGTCACTGTAAGTTGTTCCATCAGGAGAATCGGCAGGCTCTGCTGGTGCGGCATAATCTGCGGCAATTGAAGCCATATCAATTCCTCTACGGGTACACACTTCATAAAATTCTTGTTCTAAATCTTTAATAACACGTTCCAGAATGACAGATTTTGTCGCGTTAGGAATTTCGTATTCTAAATCCATTGCTGACCCTTCATTATTCTCGGTAATAGAGGCTATCACGGCATATTACTACGGATTTGAAGAAAGTCGAATGACCTATTATACAGATTTGAAAAAGTATAAGGTCCATCTTGGAGCATGTAAACATGAACTAAACTCTTTTTTAGCCTTCGGGCTATTCATATTGGCGAGAGATGAGGTTTTCAATGGCCGAATACAAGGATCTTGCCGAACGTACAGTAGCGACTTTTATCCAAGCCGCAATTGGTGCCATGGGTACCAACAGCGTAATGGATCTAGGCGTTGATAACTGGAAAATGATTGTAGCGGCAGGAGTTTCCGCAGCAGTTGCAGTTATCAAGGGCTGGGTTGCAAGTAAGTTCGGAGACCGTTCACCATCTATGATGTCGTAACAACGACTGAAAAGACCACAATTATAACTGTTTCTGTATAGTAGAAGCAAGTATCATAGTAGCGATACTAGGGACTTAAGTCCTATAAGAGGTTGCTATGGATGACTTGTTTCGACAATATTTGAAAGGTGCTTCGGAAAATATTTCCAAAGTACTGGAAGAAACAGACGATACAGAAATAGACGTAACAGAGGACGTAGGTAATTCTGTCGTAGGGGCCGTCAAGCACGCTTCCAGCCTGTTTGACCGCTTGAAAGACAACATTGCCTACGTTCTTGGTCTGCCTGCCGCTATATCAGGGGCTTTTGGATTTCTATGGCAATCGTCAGGGGAAGAGGCTGCTTTAAATCATAAAGTTGAACAATTAGAGCAGGCAGTATCAGAGTTGAAATCCGAGAACGATCTTCTTGGTGGTGGGACCAAAAACTTTTCGTTAGATATGAGTGGAGCACCGGGTGGATCGGTGACTGTAATCATTGTCGCTACCATATTGATAATTGTGATCGGACTTTTGTTCTGGTACCAGAGTAAACGTAAAAAACGGTAACGTCATGCGACGACTTGCCGCTGCACTTTTTATAGGTGCGTTATTTTCTTCTTCCTGTTCTTCGGGTAATTCAGATTCTCCTGTAGATACTGTTCCGGCGACTACGACAATCGCTCCAATAGTTCTTGAAGAAGTTCCTTTAGCGGATCACGCCATCCCTGAATATGTGGCATCAGACGATACGTTTTCTTTTGCAAACTTTGGTGGTGGTGAGGCGCCCGCAGACTTGACAGTCAACATGGCTCGTCGTCTGTATGGGGATTCTCAAGTTTGTTCAGATGTGTCAGATGGGAAATGTACGCCTTATCCTGTGATTCTTCAATTGATGTCACAAGCGAACAAGTCGATGCGTGGGGGCTTGTGTGAGGGTCTAGCAGTTTTAAGTTTGAGACTTGCAGGTGATGTCGAAACTTTGATGGCATATCAAAACACCAACACGGTATTTGATTTGGTTAAAGAAGATCCAGCACTTCTTTCGGAAATTGCTTATTGGTATGTAACACAATTCGCCGCGGAGGTTCAGGAAACAGCCTCTGCCTTTTTAGAAAAATCGCCTGCGGAATTAGCACAGGTGTTGATGTACGACTTTGCAGAAGCAGAGAAAGGTAATCCTCACACCGGCTTCACTATTGGTATTTACTCTGAGCAAGGCGGTCACGCTGTAACTCCTTACAGAGTTGAAGAGATGCCTAGTGGTTATCGCATTTATATTTATGACTCTAATTGGCCGGGTGAAGAGCGTTGGATTGATGTTTCCAAAGAGGGAGCATGGATGTATGCCCTTGCCGCTACCAATCCGACAGAACAATCTGAAGCATGGTCTGGTGGAACTGGAACCATGGAACTTACACCCATGCGTGCCCGTTCTGGTCCGTTCACTTGTAGTTTCTGTCCTCAGGAAGAAGGTGAAGAATCAGGAACGATGTTGACTGTTGCCGCTTCTGGCAGTAAGCAGATGTCGTTGAAAATTGAAACAGAATCTGGTGAGCGTCTTGGTTATTACGATGGCAAGTTCGTTAATGAAATAGAAGGCGCAACATATCGTTATTTGATTTCAGGACCAAGCACTGCTGATCCTGTATTAGTTTTTCTTCCACCCGGAGTTGAAGAGTTCAGCGCAGACGTTGAAGAAATAGAAGTTCCGCAAAAGAAAGAAGAAGCAAAATCTTCAAAGGATCGGATACAAGAACTTGTCGAAGAGAAGGCAGAGGAGGAAACTCAACAAAAGTTTTCGCTACTTGTTCTTAATGAGGAAAAATCAATTCAAATTGAAGCAGTAATAGTTGAAGAGGAAAAAGTTGAACGGTGGGAACAAGAAGTTGAAGGAGTTGAAGAAGTTCAATCATTGCTGGCTTTCTCTGAAGAGGCAATCGAGATCGCCGAAATTGAGGAAGCAACTGTTGCAATTGCCGTGGACGCATTGGAAGTTGAAGTTGAACTTACTTCAGGTCAACAAATTGAAGTTGCCTTTGCGCCAGAGCCACCGATAGGGGAGCCTACACAACAGCAACCCGGTCAACCAGATGTGCCTGTAGTTCCCGTTCAAGATTTCTTGAATATTGCTATTGAAGATGAAACTGGTGAAGTATTAGCAGAAGTTGAAGTTGATCTTGCTGATTACAGAGTTGAAGAAGTTGAAGAACGTGCTCCTCCTGTGACACCTAATCCGGGTCAACCGGAAGAGGTGGTAGAGGAAGTTCCAGTAGCGCCGCTGAGTATCGAGATTTCCTACGATGAAGAAGTTGGGGAGATTATTCAAGAAGAGGCAGAAATAGAAGCGTGGGTTGCTTCTGATGCTGAATATTTTCAAGCCGTTGCTGAGGATCGCTTAGAAGAAGTTCTTGGTGAGTCATATGTTGAAGAGATTTTAGAAATAGAAGAAGAGTGGGAAACATTAGAAGTATTTGAAGAAGATGAAATTGATTTCACAGAAATTCTTTTAACTGTTGATGAGGACTACTGGGAAGATGAACAGTGGGAAGAAATTGATTATGACGATGAATGGTTTGAAGAAGAACAGGAGTTAATGGATGAACTGTTTGGAGAGGAACTCGATGTAGAGGAACTTTTTGAAACAGTTGAAGAATTCGTAGAAGAAGTAGAAGAAGTACGA